TAGTTCACAGTCTTACCGTTTACGTAGTTTTCCAGCTTTCCGTTTACCAAATAACCCTTCCATATAAAGCCATATTTCCAGTCTCTTTCTAATTGCTCTAAATCTTCTGTGTAAACAATGCCATGCAGATGAATATTTTCTGTCCCTTTTCCTCCCAGCTCGCTTACCAGCCAATGCCTCACGCTTTTTCCTGTACGCTTTCTTACCCTTTCGAGAAACCTTCGTGTCGCCAACGTTATTACTTCGTTGTCCAGCCCGTACCCCTCCATCTTCTTTAGTATCTTTTGCCTTAATTTGTCGCTTTCCCTTTTTGCCAGTCCTTTTATTTCTATTTTGTCCACCTCCTTCGATAACTTCTCCACTACCTCTTGGCATAGGCTCGTGTAGCTCTCGTTGCTGAGTGTCAGCGTTACGAATTTTTTGTATTTGTGGTGTTTTATATCCTCCATTAATCTTACTGTCCATTCCTGTGATTTTTGTTTTCTACATTGTAGGCACTCTCCGCATGCTATAGGCACATATAATGTTCTTACATCTGAAACAGGGGGCACATGCCCCCCGTTTTTTTTCGTTTCCGTGTACTTCCTGTTAAATCTTAACTTTGGGAATAAGCACATTAGTATCTCTTTTTAAAGCCTTCTATTGTAGTTCGTCCTTCCGTCCCTAATAGCCCTTTTAGAGTTAATAGGTTTACTACTTTCTCAGCCACACCCGTAACCAACTTCGTACTTTCCGGTGTATCATTCATGTTTATGCTATTATCTATTTCCCTTTCCTTGCTATGCAAGTACATTATAGCCTCCTCGGCATTAATGTCAAACCAACTCATTTCCTTCGACAATAGTTTTGTTTCTTGAACCACCTTTTGTATTTGCTCGTCGGTTAACTTTCTCTGTGATTGCTTCAATGCTGTTTCTACCCTCGACAGTACCAAGTCCTGCTTTACCTGCGCAATTACCGTTCTCTTCGTTTCGTCTAATATCCAATTGTCCCTAACCATCTTTTCAACCTCCTGCACAGTCTTCTGCAGTGTCATATTAACCTGCTGTATCGCATTTTCCGCACTGTCCGTTACTATCTTCTTCTGCACTTCCGCTATGCTGTTTTGTATCGAGGTTAACTTTGTCTGCGCTTCCGTGTTCTCTGTCGTCGCTGCGTAATTTTGTGTCTGTGCTCTGGCCAGTTCTGTATCTACTCCTGCTGTCTTGTTCGCGTCGGCTTCTTTCTTCTTAGTATCTGCATTCAAGTTCTCAATCTGCGCTTTCATCATCGCTAATCCCATACCCGCTTGCAGTCCCATCCCTATGTTAGGAGCTTCCACATAAGTTTCGCCATGTTCACTTCCCCCTGACGGTGCGCTTCCGCCCTGACTTGTTACCCCTCCACTGCCGCTTTGGCCATACAATAATGCAGTGTTTAACCCTGCCTTTTTAAGCCCTTGTACCTGATATGCGTAACCTTCCTTTGCGTTCTCGAACGCCAGTTGTTGATTATAATCCGCCATATCCTTATTTGCTTGCAGGCTCATTGCTGTGTACTTTTCCTGCTGTCTTAGTGCCCTCTTACTGTTTCCTTTCGCCATACCCGCTTGCATCGCATATTGTGCTCCACCTTGTAATACAGCACTTCCAAGTGCTATACCTGCTCCTGCTAATGCTCCAATTGGCATAATTTAAATTTTAATAATTTTTTAATCTTGTTTTCGCGCTTTTCTCAAAAGCGTTTCGTACTACTTGATAATATATGCTACATGCGTACCGCTACTTAGCTTCACCAGAAGTGTTGCTATTTGCATCAGTCGTTTGTTGCGTAGGGGTTTCACCCTTTCCACCTTCAATAGGTTTTAAATCAGCTCTTTTAGCCCATTTGTGTCTTGCGTATTTGTCCTGTACCTCCATTGCCACATCGAATCTGTCTGTCCTTATATCGCATTTAGGGTCTAATCCATCCTTTCTTTCGTGGTAAATTAATGGTGCCCCATCCTTGATCGGCTCCTTATTGTTAACTATCCTCGCCACCTTATCTTCAATTCTTTCACCCGGATAACTATTGTTTATATCTAATCCCGTTCTGCTTGCTTTCGCTCTGAATTTCTTGTACATTTTAATTACTTTTTAAAATATTTAATATAACCCCCTGTGTATTAGAGGGTTATAAAGGTTTCTTTTTCCTGGTAAAATACACTACCACCTTTTTTATAACATCGGCATAATCTTCGCGCTCATTTTCCGTCTTACCTCCATATCTACGCCTATCTGCACCCAAAAGTTTTGTGCATCTAATGATGTCTCTGCGAATATGAAATTGTACTTACTTGGGTCTATGTACGTCGTGAGGTCTTTTATAGCCCATCCTGTGTTTTGCTTTGCTTCGTATCTCCGATTCAACGTCATAAACATTTCGTTTTCCCTTTTTGCAAAGTTTCCATACGTCCGGTTATAGTTCGTCATATAGTTTATCCAAGCTGGCTGCTTACCCATGCTGTTCTGTTGCCATGTTGTCAATCCATCCCACTTAGTGTCCCACCAACAAATCTGCTCTGTGCTTGTCTCCTGAAAGCCTATTTCATCTAAACTTGGCTTATGCAGTTCGTCTATGTTATCTAAATGTACGTCCCATCTGTTGCCCTGTGAGTAATCTATTCTCGGCGTTATGCTAACTATGCCCATAATATACGACGGCTCATTTACTTTTATGTATATATTACCGCCTTTGTGTTTATTAGACAATGTACCTCTACCACCCAGCGTTCCTAAAGGCTGGTCTGACGTACCTGCGTTGCTGATCACCTCCTGAAACACTATTTCTTTCGCTAACCCACCCATATACATCGGCGTTTCTGTCCTTAGGTAACTCTCATGGTCGTATGCTGCCATCACCCAATCACCGTAAGAACCTCCTGCAACTGCCACCCTGTTTAATAGGTCATATATTTTTCTGCTTAGGTTCAGTGTATCTAATGAGAAGCTGCCACCGCTCGTGTCTATGCTTGTAAGGTCTGTTATTCCTCCTACACCATCTATCCATGCCGTGTTTATCCAGTTATTGAATATGTCGCTTTGGTACGTTTTAATACCTAACCCCTCCATTGTAACCTCCATGTTATTCACGCCGTTGCTATTCTGACATAGAAACCCGTATGGCTCGATGCTTGTATCTGTTATCTGAACACTTCCGTTTCCACCGTTCAATATTAGGTCTCTCATTGTGTCTATGTTTTCCAACGGAAACGTTTCTAACCCCGGCTCGCCTGTGTACCCGTCTGGTATGTAATCCCACTGCGTAAACGTTCTGTTACCCCACATCGTTTGTCTAAACGCGCTCCATAAGTAGCTATTAGCCCCTGCATTAACCGTCGTCCATACACCTACGCTCCAATCTTGTGCCGTTTTCGTTTCGCCTGTGCTGTCTGTTATATTTACCTGTGTTGGGTCTGGTGCCGTATTTGCGTCGTCGTAGTATATCCTTATTTGGTCACCCAATATAAACGTAACACTTCCTGCACTTGGGAACTGAGGCACTACCGTCAACACTCCCGCTGAAAATCTCCTCACAAAGTCTACCGTTGCTATTATCTGTTGGTACGGTGTATGTATTACTACACCTACTTCCTCCTGCTTGTTTGCATAGTAGTTTTTGTATATATCCCAATAATTCACCAATCCCGTTGCATTGAACTGTCTGTTTACCAGATAACCATCATTGTTTCCTATACCACCTATTCCCAAATACTTTAGTATGCAACTTGGGTTCACTTGCCAGTTGTCGAGGTCTATCGTATCATCGTACTGTGTCGGCATATCCTTTGCTGGCAATATTATCTTAGGTAGCTTAATGTCTGCCATGCTCATACCTACTTTAAGCCTATTGTTATGTAGCCATGCGTTATACAGTCTCATAGGTGTAATGAACACGTCTAACTGTACTTTCATGCTTCCAAACAGTGGACCTAAAGTCGGATGCGTGTTCACATAAGCGTCTAAATTTATATCCCATGTATCACCCGGTAATGCCACTTCATTCATGAACGGTACTAATGTCCCTACTGCCATTGTACTTCGCCATGCCATGCTTAGATTATGGGTTGACCTCTCAAACCCATGCATTTCTACTTTCTGTTTTTTTCCAGAACCGAGGCGGTCGCCTCCTAATGTTACTTTCATTTCTTTTGTCTTTTTTTTGTTAATAAATAAAATAACCCGCTAAATGTAGCGGGTTTTGTGTTTTCATTCGGATTAAAAACGGCTTAAAGGTTAAGATGTTCATTCATTTCACTTTGTCTCGCTTTCCTCTCACTTTCTTTGCTGTCCTCGTTTATTTGTATCATCGTTGCCACCACGTTGAATATTACCGTCCACACGTTTTCCTCCATCCAGTCTTTTACCTGCTCTGCCGTTGCTTTCGTTTCGCTTAGTCTGTGCCTTCCCAATACTGCACACCATCCTTTTTCCTCGTTACCTATGATCTTGAATGGGCTGTTTTCTATCGGTATTTCATCCCACAAAGAGTTTCGTTTGCCTCTTTCGTTCACATTCGTAGTGGTATTCGATCTCTCCTCCGCTCCCGTACTTTGATTTTGCGACGTATTTAACCCGTCCTGTGATTGTGTACTCATTTCTTTCCTCCTTCTTTATTACTTCTCCTGTCTCTTTTTCCAACCATATCACTTTCGTTACCCAGCTTGTTAGCCACTTCTCCATCATCGGGAGCTTCACCACTGTTACTTGGTGTTTCTGCTTCGCCATCTGTCATAAGTTTTTCGAGTTTGTCGTAAGTGTTTTTACCGATTTCCAGTATCACGACGCCCTTCTCGTCGTTTTCATCACCGATAATTAAGTAAGGCTTTTTTTGTTTCCTTACGTTCTCGTGTAGCGTTATCGCTACCTGCATTTGTTTTGTCATGTTTTGACTTTTTGATTGTTATTAAATACATCCTTTCAAGATGATTAGCCACAAAGCTAATGTAATAATTGTTACGTTGCTAATGTTTACAGCTTTTTTTCTGTTCATGTTTTTGTCTTTAGTTGTGGGTTAATGTTATCTGGCTGTTGCGGCGCCCTCCGCCGCTGTTGTTTATCCAATATCCTTGAATTACCCGCCCCCCCGGCGTAAGGGGTCGCCGAAGGCATTCGCTTATTTCTTCGCTCTAATCTCCCTCATCAGTTCACGTCTTTCATTTTCGTATATCTCTCTTCTCCAGTGTTTGCCGTCTCCTTTGTACCCTAACTTGTTGCTTTTATCCTGAGCTAATTTAAGCATTTTTATATATTCCTCATCACTATCTGCTTTCAACCCCAATACATATCTTTCTCCCTTATCCAACTTCTCAATCCATAGCTTCTCCTTTTCCTCATCACTGTATAACTTGTCTCGATAGTATGTAGGCAATGCTATTTTATGCCCCGTCTCCGTTCTAAATGTCTCGTTTGTTCCACGTGGAACATACCTGTTCACCTTGTTATTTTCCGTGTATTGTCCTCCTATTCCACTGCTGCACAATATCACCGGTTTGTAAAACCTGTGCAGTTTATCCACTTTGCTTATGTACTTTACCATATAGTTCACAGTCTTACCGTTTACGTAGTTTTCCAGCTTTCCGTTTACCAAATAACCCTTCCATATAAAGCCATATTTCCAGTCTCTTTCTAATTGCTCT